TAACGCTGCTGTCGGTAAAACCGCCCTTTGATGCTGATGCGGTAACGGGCCGGTAAGCCGCCCCCCCGGTTGCAAAGTTATATTGCAGGCCATCGCCGGACCAGCCAGCGCCACCTGTGGCCACCGGAGCAGGGCCGGGAACCTTATCACTTAAATCCTCCGATTTTTTGTCGATGACACCGAGCTTTTCCAGCACCCAGTCGATTCCGCTACGTAGCTGGTCTAATGCTTTTCCCGGTATCTTAAGCCCACTTGCCAGCATTGCACCAAACCACTTACCCATTTCACCGGCAGCCTTTAGCTCTGCCTGAGTGGATTTTATTGGCTCCAGTAACTTGCCAAACCAGTCCCAAGCCTTTTTTAAGTAAGGTGTGATCGAGCCAAGGGCATTGCCAATCGGCCCCATCGCCGTTACAAAGCCTTCAGCAACACCAGACATAAACGCACCAATCGGCTCCCAGTATTTACGAATCAGAAGAGCGCCAGCCACAACAACAGCGGCGACAGTGGCAACCGGCAAAGTTATAGCCGCAAGCGCCGCCGCGATCGTGCCCCCCGCCAGACTAAACCCCGCTGCTAGCAGACCTGCCCCAGCGATAATCATATTCAGACCAGCAACCACTGGCCAAGCAATGAGGCCAATCAACCCCAGCCCTGCAACCAGTGCAGTCACTGCGCCGGTTACCATCACAATTTTATTCGTCAGTTCTGGATTGGCCTTCACCCACTCACCGGCCTTTATCAGCCAGTCGTTTGCTGTCACGGTAAGTTTTCGCAGCGCGGAGTTCTGCTGGTCGAATACCTCAATACGGACATCCTCCCAGGCGGATGACAGGTTTTTTAAATCGCCCGCGAGGTTATCGACCTGAATCTTTGCTACGCGCTCGGCTGCACCTTTAGAATCCATCAGCTGCGCATATTTAGCATTCAGTTTGCCATCACCGGCGGCATCTAACAGGCTGATTACGCTTTTCGTTGCTTCTTCGCCGAATATCGTCTTTACGTATTCAGCCTTCTGAGCCGTACCCAAGCGGTTTTTCTTAAATGATGCATCAATAGATTTAAGGATGCCGAACACCGGCAGCATGTTGCCTTTACTATCCCTCGTCCTGACACCCAACTCATTAAGTGCGGCCGGTGCCTGCCCGACGGGTGCCTGAAGACGGCTGAATATCGCACTGCCGCCGGTGCCAGCCATCGATCCCTTAATGCCGTTGTCGGCCATGATGCCAAGCATCGCCGTAGTTTCTTCGATACTGGCTCCAGCTGCGCGGGCAATCGGGGCGGCGTACTTCATCGCCTCGCCCAGCTCAAGCAACGAGGTATTGGATTTGGTGAAGCCTTTCGTCATCACGTCAGCAACACGCTGAATCTCAGACATCGGAATTTTAAACGCGGTCTGCATGTTGGTAACGATATCCGCGGCCTCGGCGATATCGACCTTGGACGCCAGCGACAGATTAACCGTTGATTCTGTTGAGGCCAGCACGGCATCTGCGTCATAACCGGATCGCGCCAGCGTACTCTGCGTACGCGCTACGTCGGTCGGAGAGAACGCAGTGCTGCCACCAATTACCCGCGCCTGATTACGGATTGCTGCCAGCTTCGGGTCAGTTTTGCTGACGTCAAGCAGCGCCTGTGTTTCAGACATCTGCGCATCAAACTCCACCCCTGACGTCAGCAGCGCACCACCGGCAATCAGTGCGGCAGAGCCACCGGCAAACGCGGCCGCGCCACCATTACGCACCTTGCCGGATATCTCCTGTCCGCGCCGGTATCGTTCAGTCGTCCGGTTAAGCCGCTCCTGATGCTGGTTAAGCCGTTGCAACTCGGCGCGCTGGCGGGCAAGGTTAGCTGTCACCTGCGCAGCCTCGGTCCTTAATCGCTGCTGTTCACTGCTCAGGCGGCGCGTCGAAATCCCGGATGCGTTCAGTGCCTCGCGCTGCTGCTGTACAGAAAGTCGCAGGCTGTTTGTTTTCACCTGTAAGGCACTGGCAGCAGCACGGGCCTTGTCCAGTTCCCGCGCCTGCGCCGCCGTTGGCCGGGCTGTGTTATGAAACTGGACAGCCAGCCGCTGGGCTTCGTCTTTGGCATCTTTCAGTTTCTGCTGTGTTACGGCCAGTTGAGCGCTGGCCTTGCGGAAACCATCAATGCGCGCCGACTTCGCATCCAGCGCGGTAAGCGCAGCCTGGGCCTGCCGGATGCCTTGGGATGTCTGTTTTGTAGCATTCTGTACGGCTTTGAATGGACGACTGGCCTGATCGACCGCCCTCAGCAATACCTGCAACCTTAGATTGTTACTCATCCGGTTTAACTCCGCTGCGGATCATCGCCTGATACCGCCAGTCGAGCAACTCGGCCAGCGGCATGTGATACATCTCAGAAGGGGGCCAGTGAAAGATGGTGGCTACATCAGCCATCAGATCGCTGACGGTCATCGTTTGGGGCCAGCTTACTCGGCCGACTTCGGCGATAAAAAACCGATCACCTGACCGCTCAAGCCGATCAGATCAACCGGGTCAAGCAGGAGACACTCGGCTTTGGTCAGCGAGGGGACAGTAATGCGCGGCAGGACCACCATCAGCGAATCCACATCCGACGAACACAGGTCCGCCAGGCGCACACCTCGCAGCGCGCCCGCCGTTGGTTTGATCACCTCTACCTGGGTAATCTCGGTTTCACCGCGATTCAGCGGGGTTTCAAGAATAATGACGCTTTCTTTCTGTTCCATTTTTTTTCAGCTCTCGTTTTTCAGGAAGTGCCAGCGCCGGGCGCTGGCTGCGGGACGGGTTACATCAGGCCGATGTTTTTGCGGTGCTGTTCCAGGCGGTCAACACCGTTGACCTTCTCCACCATGTTTACGGTATCGATCTCGATCAGCTCTTTACCGTTCCAGGTGAGTTTGTAGTAGGTGCATTTGGTGGTGATTTTGGTTTCGGTGTCTTCGCCCTGCTTACCTTCACCAAAATCAAACGCCTGATGCTTACCGCGTAGCTCAATCTCAACCGCGACAATCTCAGCAGTGTCATCGCGCTGATACGATCCGGTGTAACGAAGCGGTACAGCCGACGCACCCCACTGCGACAACACCAGCTCGTTAATACCGCCAATGGTCCACTCCACATCCAGCGCATCATCTTCCAGACCGTTATCAATGTGCGCGGCTCCGTTCATGCCTCCGCCCCGGAACGGATCCAGCTTGCGGGACAGTTTTGGCAGAGTGATGGCGGTGACCTCCCCCTGGAAGCTGTTACCATCTGCAAATAAATTCAGGTACTTCAGTTTTTTTGGCAGTGCCATTTATCCGGCTCCTTAGCTGTTAACCGACGCGGCAAAGTTCGCCAGATAGGTATCGGTGATGCGCTGGCGCAGGGTTAAATCTTCCAGCGGCGGGACGGGGGTATAGTCGTAATCAATAAACAGCTTGCCCGCTTTCAGGGTAGCCGCATCGTTGGCGCTTTCGTCATACCAGCACGACGCGCCGAGCAGATAACCGGCACTGACCAGCTCTCGGAATTTCGCATTGATACCCGCGATAATGTCGCGTACCAGCGTTGGCGTCAGCGGCTTATCATTAGCCCACATATGCGCCTCGGCCATCGTATCGGCCAACACCTGCGCGGTGCGGGTGTAGTTCTCGAAGGAAAAGAGCGGGTCATCACTACAACTGCGGTTACCCCAGAAGCGAAAACCATCTTTGCGGATCAGCGTGGTTACGCATGCCTCATTAAGCAGATCGGCATCGGTGCCGGTCTGCTGTAGATCCCAGAACACCGAAGCCGAAACGCCGGTGACGCCATTAACGCCAACGTTAGACAGGGTTTTATGCCAGCCGGTATCGTTGTCTATTTTGGCGCGCAGGCCCAGCGCGCGGGCAGTCGCCCAGGCTGTTTCTGACGCGTTTGCCGTGGTATTCCATGCGATGAAGTCCGGCCAGATCACCATCAGTTCGCGCTGACTGAAGTTCTCGCGATAGGCGATGGCATCTGAAATGGTTTTACAGTTCCAGGCGGTCACATAGGCAAATGCGCGCAGCTGCTGTGCGATGCTGACAAGTGCGGTTGCCACTTCCAGCGAGTCGAGGCCCGGCACACCGAGGATGCGCGGCTTAACGCCCAACTGAGTCGGTGCCGACAACAGCGCTTTCATACCGGTGTAACGGCCGTTTTCATCCGTACCGCCGATGATATTCGAAACCGTCTCCGCTTCTGTCACACCTTCTTTCACGCGAACAACCACGGTAACGGGCTTTGACTGGTCGGCAATCGCCTGAAGGGATGCGGCCAGGGTGCCTTTCTTTCCTGCCTTGGCGATCGCTGCCTGTACGTTGGTTAACAAAACGGGGGTATTCAGGGGAAACGCGGTAGCGTCGGCATCCTCGGCGGTACAGACCATGCCGACAATCGCCGTGGATACGGTGGAGATAGTGCGCGTGCCGTCGTTGATTTCGACGACACGGACACCGTGATGATAATCAGACATCTGATGCACTCCGTTATAAGGGTGCGCTCAGATTGTCAGCTCACAGGACGGGATGCATTCTGTGCCGGTTTGTTGGTCAGTGAGCGGGCAAACAGCCCGGCCGGGATTGTTTTAAGCAGTTCTGGCCCAGCACATCAGCAGGGTATGGGCTTCTACGATGCTTATCGCCTTACCTTCACCGAGTGCGACTGTCTCACCGCTGACGGTACGTTCTGGCACGGTCAGGCTAATTTTGTGCGTATGCGGTTCTATTTTGACAGGAATAGGAATATCCCCCATCTCCACATCATCCAGAGAAAATCGTCCTTTACTGTTCTCCCGGTTGTCAGCACCAAAGCGATACACGTTAAACTCTGTGCCGCCTGCCTGCGTGGTTTCCTTATTGTTAAGCTCAGCAGACTCAGCTTTACCGGAGACAGAGAGTTTTTCCGCTGGCAGATTCGCACGCGCGATTGTCACGGTATCGTTGCCGCTGGTCTGTCCGACGTTGCTGCCGTCAGCCTTTCCCACGCGTATTGATTTATTCTCGCCGGTGTAAATCCATGTTGACCACGGATAGATCTCATTCGGATTTATATTTTTGGCATAAAATCTCGCGGTTCCAACAGGATTATCCTGATCCCAGGCTGCACGTATTGCGTATGCTATAGCGGCCTTAACTGCCGCAGGCGTAGCTGCCATTATCTGACTGTCACTGTCAATTTTACTGCTCAGTTTTACAAATCCCTTTTCGCTGGTTGTCGCGTCAGGGTGATTTCGTGACTTTTCGTGATTACTCAGATTTTCATCTGTGTAATCTCTCGCGCCTGAACCTGCTGCAATGATATCGGCTTGTGTTGCAACGATAACAGAGGGAGCTGTAATCAGCTGAACTAGGGCCGTGTTGCTCACTGCCAGTTGAATACGGATGATGCTGAAACGTCCGGCCCCTTCCATGAGTAACGGTTTATAGGTTTCCGGCATGTTACCTACAGCAAGGCAGATCCCGTCCTCAGAAAATAATCCCACTTCGCGCATCATAAAGCCGCCAGCCTGCGGCGGCATTATCATCTCAGCCTCAATAACATTGGCAGCGATATCCGTCACCTTTACGGCATTAATCAGGGAGCGGTAGACTTCATTGATCAGCCCCGTCTGCGAGATATCAGGTGCAGGCAACATGCCAGCGCCGTCACCTACAGCCATGAAATGAAAACCAACCTGCTCACCGGACAACGCCGCAGCTGCAAATCTCTCCATCCCGGCCTTAGTAATCAGTGAATTGAACTTCGCGTTGCTCATCTGTAGCCTCATTTCATTATCAGGTTAACACACCGCTGCCAGTGCTCATCCCGCTATCTCAGGTATGGTTGTAGACTGGTTGATGAAATTCTTCCGCTCACGCGCTTCCCGGTGAATATCTGAATAGGCTTCAGATATTGATTCCTGCATTGCGGAAATCAGACCAGAAATATCATCCTGAGATAACATCATGTCACTGTCATTCTCATCGGTCCATATTGTTCCGGCGGGTAAATAATCAAGATACGACTTCAGAATGTTTACATAATCCAGCGTAGCTCTGAACGGTCTTCCTGAATAATTGAAGATAATGGAAACCTTAAACTGATCGTCACGCCAGCTGTTAACCACACTTCGCTGCTGCTCTTTCCATGCGTCCAGCTCATCATAATTAACCGATGCTAAACCGGCATCAGAAATGTAATCAGACAGAATAATGTCAATTTCATTTTCCGAACGCTCCGGCAGGGCATTCATCAGTTGTTCTTTCGTTGGATCGGTAAATGAGATTCCATCAACAAAAATAGAGTGCGTCATAAATTATCCCCTGTGGCTTATAGCTGTGATTAATCAGTCCATGAAATGAAGGAAATGCACACCGATCACTACCGCATTCGCCGTCAGGTTCTGAATTAACAGATTTCCTCCCGACAGGGACACATTGACATAGCCGTTAACGTTGCCACTGGCAGCAGATATCCTGTACAGCCCGCCGTTAATGTGCTCTAACGGCTGCGTACCGTTGGTAGTAAATATTGCCGTTCCGTTGGTCACGTTTTGCTTTGCTATCAGAGTGACCAGTCCGCGCTTGCTGGGATTATTTCCGCCGGGGTTCGGTAAAACGTACGTGACTGAACTCCCTGGCGCAATTGTCATTGCTGAAGGTACACATAACGATTTCGGTGCTAAATCACCTGACGATGACAGCCTGGCAATCTGCGTATTGGTTAAACCATCACTAGCCGACGAATACGAAAAAGTCAGATTTCCGCTGGCATCCACGGCGAGGAAATGTGACCGGTTAACACTCGCAGGGCTGGATATTTTTAATCCCGTGGTGACCGGATATGACGTATCGAAGTTGTTAAAAACACACTGCTGAAAATAACTGGTCAGCATAAACACATCTATTGAATTATTCGTCAGGTATGAATCCAGACTTACTGTGTTTGTGTTGCCCGATCTCATTCTCATTCCGTCATAAATAATCCCTTTAACATCTCCTTCGTGCAGGATTGGCGGGAGCATATCCTCGCGGGCATCTCCGGTACGGGTCATATACCCACCACGGAATCGAATGTTATAGCACTGAGTAATTTTT